CGCCGAGCTGCTCGAGGTCGAGGGAGCTGAGCGAGCTGCCGTGGACCAGGTGTTCCTAGGCCGCGGCGCCGCCATCGTGCAGCGTCGCCGCGTGCGAGCTCGCGCGTGGCGCCTCTCCGCGAAGGGCAAGCGCGTGGCGATCGCCGTGTGCAGGCGGGAATGACCCGCCAGCGTAGTTAGCAAAGCGACCCGTGCGGACGTCCGCACACCAACAAAGGAGCAGTGCAATGGAACGCGAGCTGTTGCCGCGCGAGAGCGCGGCTGTGTGGGTACCTGTCGAAGAGTTGCGCGCCTGGGCGAAGAACCCGCGCAAGAACGCAGAGGCGGTGGTCAAGGTCGCAGACTCGATCAAGCGCTTCGGATTTGGCGCACCGATCGTGGCGCGCAAGGAGGACCGGCAGATCATCGCCGGCCACACGCGCCTGCAGGCAGCTCTTCGGCTCGGCCTGAGCCATGTGCCCGTGCGGTACCTGGACGTGACCGCCGAGGACGCCCAGCTCCTCGCGCTCGCCGACAACAAGCTGGGCGAGATAGCCGAGTGGGACGAAGGAATGCTCTCCAGGGTGCTCCAGGAGTTGAAGGCCGCAGGCGCTGACCTCGGCGCGAGCGGATTCGGTACCGAGGAGCTCGACCGTCTCTTGGCCGATTTGGCTGCAGCGGACGTCGCCGGCGTCGAGGAAGATCCCGTCCCCGAACTGCCGGAGACTCCCGACAGCGTCCCGGGAACCGTCTACCAACTCGGGCCTCACCGTCTCCTGTGCGGCGACAGCACCCGGGAGGAAGATGTTGCGAAGGTCGTCGCCGGCGAGCGGGTATCGCTGCTTTGGACCGACCCTCCGTACAACGTGGCCTACGAGGGTGCGGCTGGGTCGATCCTGAACGACAAGATGCCCGCGGGTCGGTTCCAGGCGTTCCTCACCGACGCGCTCCGCGCCTTCGATGCGGCGATGCCTGCGGGCGCCGCGTTCTACATTGCGCATGCTGACACCGAGGGGCTCGCCTTCCGCAGCTCGGTTGCCGCGGTCGGGTGGAAGCTCGCATCCTGCATCGTCTGGCTGAAGGACTCGCTCGTGCTCGGGCGCGGCGACTACCACTGGATCCACGAGCCCATCCTGTACGGCTGGAAGGAAGGCGCCGCGCACCACCGCGTTGAAGACCGCTCGCAGACCACGGTCTGGGAGTGCGCGCGGCCCAAGCGGAGCGAAGAGCACCCGACCATGAAACCCGTGCCGCTCATCGAGCGCGCGATCCGCAACTCCACCGAGAGCAACCAAGTGGTGCTCGACGGATTCGGCGGCAGCGGGAGCACGATGATTGCGGCGGCGCGGACGGGCCGCAAGGCCCTACTGGTCGAGTTGGACCCGAAGTACTGCGACGTGATCCGAAGGCGATACCAAGAGCTAACGGGCACGGAGGCAAAGCGAACGGAATGAGCATGGCGCGCCGCAAGCCCACCGAAGTTGAAGACGCAGAGAAGACGCGGCAAGCGCTAGAGCTTCGCAAGGCCGGGCTGACGTACGAGGCGATCGCCTCTCGGCTGGGGTACGCAAACCGTTCCGGCGCCTTCAAGTCGGTCGAGCGCGGGCTGCGAAGCATCCTCCGCGAACCCGCGGACGACCTCCGCACGCTCGAGCTCGAGCGGCTCGACACGGTGCAGGTCGGGCTCTGGCAGAAGGCGAGGACGGGCGACGTGCAGTCGATCGACCGCCTCCTTCGCATCATGGAACGCCGGGCAAAGTTGCTCGGGCTGGACGCGCCGGACACCTCCAGCGTGAAGCTCGAAGGCGCGATCGAACTGCAAGATGCAGAGCAGCGAATCCTTGGCCGAATCGCTGGCCTCGCTGCCCGAAGCGGAGCGAGCGAGGCGGATCCGGTCGCTAGCACCGACCCCGGCTGAGCAGCGTGCGCTCGAGTTCTGCTGGCCCTTCTGGGCTCGGCCGAAGCAGCTAGCGCCCACGGGCGACTGGCGGACGTGGCTGGTGCTCGCGGGCCGCGGTTTCGGCAAGACGCGGCTCGGCGTCGAGTGGGTGCGCACGAAGGTCGAGCAAGGCTGCGGACGGCTGGCGCTGGTCGGCGCGACCGCAAGCGACACGCGCGACATCTTGGTCGAGGGCGAGAGCGGCATCCTGGCGACGTCGCCGCCGTGGAATCGCCCGGTCTACAACCCGAGCAAGGCACGCATCACCTGGCCGAACGGCGCGATGGCCGCGCTCTACACGGCCGACGAGCCCGAGCGGCTCCGCGGCAAGCAACACGATGGCGCGCTCGCCGATGAGCTTGCCGCCTGGCGGTATCCCGAAGCGTTCGACCAGCTCATGCTGGGGCTCCGACTAGGAGCCGACCCGCGCGTCGTCATCACGACCACGCCGCGACCGACGCCAATCATTCGCCGACTCATCAAGGACGCCACCACGGTCCTGACGAGAGGCAGCACCTACGAGAACCGCGGCAACCTTGCCCCGGCCTTCCTCGACCAGATCGTCAAGCGGTACGAAGGCACGCGTCTCGGCCGGCAAGAGCTGTTCGCCGAGATGCTGGACGACACGCCGGGCGCGCTCTGGAAGCGCGAGCAGCTCGACGCACTTCGCGTCAGCGCGGCACCTCTCCTTCGCCGCATCGTCGTCGCGATCGACCCTGCGGTCACCGCGACCGAGGACAGCGACGAGACCGGCATCATCGTCGTCGGCATCGGCGAGAACGGCGAGGGCTACGTGCTCGAGGACGCCAGCGGAAAGTATTCGCCCGGCGACTGGGCGAAGAAAGCCGTCGGCCTCTACCGCAAGCACGAGGCCGATCTCATCGTCGCCGAGGTCAACAACGGCGGCGACATGGTGGGGCTCACCATCCGCACCGTCGACCCGCTCGTGCCGTACCAAGCCGTCCACGCGAGCCGCGGTAAGCACACGCGCGCCGAGCCGATCGCCGCCCTCTACGAACAGGGCCGCGTGCACCACGTCGGCTCGTTCGCGCGCCTCGAGGACCAGATGTGCACCTGGGACAGCCAGGCCGGCGAAGCCTCGCCCGATCGCGTGGACGCTCTGGTCTGGGGAATTTCGGTCCTCGACGTCGGCCGCTCTCCCGTCCGCCTGTTCTCCGCAGCCGACACCAAGCTCCTCCCCAAGCGCCGCCTGTGACCCCCAAGCTTCCACGTCGGCCGGATGTTCACGTCTACCGTGACATCCCGGTCAGCAACTGGTCGTCCTGGGATGTCAACGGCGTCCGCAACGCTCTCGATCAGCACGAACTCGGGCAGTTCTACGCCTCGGCGCAGTACTGCGATTTTCTGCTCCGCGACGACCGCGTAAGCAGCGCCCTCGGCACGCGCGTTCGTGCGCTCTGCGGGCTGCCATTCAAGATCGAGCCCGCGCCCGACGGCGACGGCCGCACGACGCGCAAGATCGCGCGCTCGCTCGAGTCGGCGCGCCGCAAGATGTTCCCGCGGTCGATCGTCGCCGACATCCTGCGCTGGAGCGCGCTGATGGGCTTTTGTATCGCCGAGCTTATCTGGGACACGACCGGCGATCAGTGGATGCCGAGCCTGAAGATCTGGCACCCGCAGTTCATCTACTACCGCCTCGACACGCGCTCCTACTGGGCGAGCACGATGGATGGCGTCATCGAGATCACGCCCGGTGACGGGAAGTGGTTTCTCTACGCCCCGCACGGCGCGTACCGCGGATGGATGCGCGGCGCGGTCCGCAGCATCTCGATCCTTGCCCTGCTTCGGCAGTACGCGCTCCGCGACTGGGCGCGAGCGTCGGAGATGTACGGCATGGGCGTGCGCCTCGGTTACGTCCCCGCCGACTGCGATCCGCTCGATCGCAACGCTTTCATCTCGCAGCTGAACAGCCTCGGCAGCGAGAGCGTCCTGCTCTTGCCGCAGGGGATGAACGACAAGGACGGCTTCGACTTCGATGTGAAGATGGCCGGGACCGGCGGCTTCAACGGCGAGCTGTTCGAGCGCCTGGGTCACCGCTGCGACATGGGCATTACGCTAGAGCTTCTCGGCCAGAACCTTACGAGCGAAGTGCAGGAAGGCAGCCTCGCCGCCGCTCGCGTGCATGGCGATGTGAGGCAGGACTATCTCGAGTTCGACGCCGCCACGCTCGCCGAGGACTTCCGCAATCAAGTCGTCGCGCCGTGGGCGGTCTTCAATTTCACGGGTGCCACCGCCGACGACGCGCCGCTCTCGGGCTACGACGCGACGCCGCCGGAAGACGTGACGGCCGGCTCCGCAGTCTTCGGTGTGGTCGCTACCGGAATCGCCGCGCTTCAGACCGCGGGCGTGCTCCAGGTCGTCGACCTAGAAGCGCTCGGCGAGAAGTTCTCGCTGCCGATGTCGGCCAACGTGGCGGACATCATCGCCGCGACCCCGCCAGCGCCTCCCGGCGACATCGAGCCGCCCCCGACGCATCCCGCTGACGTAGACGAGCACGACAAGCCGTCAGGCTCGCCAGGCGTCACCGCATCGCGCGTAACGCTCGGCCGTGCGCCCCACCATCTCGCCGCCAACACCAAGGGCCAGATGTACATCGACCGCGTGGCAGATGCTGCGGTCGCGCGGTCGCCCAAGGCGATGCGCGCCACGCTCGACGCGGTGCTCGACATCATCAAGACATCGCGCAGCTATGACCAGATCCGCGTGCGCCTAGTGAAGCTCGCGCACGCGCACGGGGACACGCCCGAGTTCGACGATCTGGTGGAGCGCGCGATCGCGCTGAGCGTCAGCGCCGGCGGCTTCGCGGTCGCCAACGAGGCCGAGCCCGTCGACATCGCAGGCTGATGGCGCCGCGCCCTCCGACGCCCGAACAGGCGATGGCCAGCAAGGACGCATTCGACGACGCGCTCGCGTACTTCGAGGGTCAGCAGCCGATCCTCAAAGACGTCTGGGACTCGCTCTCCGACGCAGCCCGCGAGCAAGCCTTCACCGTCGCGGGCGTGACGCAGGTCGAGGTGATCCAGCAAGTGCTCGAGGGCCTCGAATCCGCGATCGCCGACGGCACCACGCTCGAAGACTTCGCCGCCGCCGTCAGCACGTCGCTCGAATCGGCATGGGGCGGCAGCGTCGCGAACCCGGCGTTCCGCATCGAGACCATCTTCAGAACAAATTGCCAGACGGCCTATGCCGCCGGCCGTTACCAGGTCGCGACGCATCCCGACATCATCGCCGTGCGACCGCAGTGGATGTTCTCGGCCGTGCTCGACTCGCGCACTTCGCCGATCTGCCGTCCGCTCGACGGCCTCATCCGCCCTGCCGATGACGGCTTCTGGCGCGGACATCACCCGCCTCTCCACCATCGCTGTCGCAGCAGCATCATCACGCTTCGCGACGAGCAAGCGAAGCAGATGGGCGGCGTCAGCGACACCGTCCCCGCGCATGACCTAGCCGCTCCCGGCTTCGGCGCCGTGCCGAAGCTCGACTGGATGCCGTCGCCGGCCGCGTTCGCGCCCGAGCTCCAGTCAGCGCTCCCCTAGTTCTTCCTCTTGCAGGAGCGCGCGTGTTGGCGCTCGTCGTCGCGCAAGTGGTCTTCGATTTGCGCCGCGTATCTCGTGTCGCGCGCATACGAGATTTCGGCTTGGCAGGTGACGCACCTCGTCCCCGTAATCTCGGCGTCCCCGAAGCGTTCGAAAGCGGCGGTCGTTGTGTCCATTCCGCATTCTACCGCTGCCGTAGGTTCGCGAGCAGTTGGTCGCGGTACGCCACGGCCGCCGCGAGCACGCTGTCGATCGGCCGGCCGGAGCGGTGGATCTTCTCGCTCTCGGTCGCCAGCGCATCCGACAGCGCCTCATCCGTGAGGAGCAGCTGCAAGTAGTCGAGCGACTCCTCCGGGACGCACCGCACCAACAGGCGCGCGAGCGCCCTGACCTTCGCCTTACGCGTCGCCGCCATCCTCGCCCGTCGAGACATGGGCGCGAGCGTAGCGCCACCCGAGACCAGCCATGGCCACCAGCATCGACGCATTCGGACTGTCCACGGTCCCCGGCCTACTCACGCCGCTCACGCACGCTGTGACGCTGACGCCGAGCGACACCGTGGACCTAGCCTTCGTCACGCGCGCCATCTCCGTCACGACGAGCGGCGTCGTCTTCGTGAACACCTTCGCCGGCGAGGCCAACGTGCCGATCTTCGTCGGCGCGGGGCAGCCCTTCCCGATCCGCGTGACGCGCGTCTACGCGACCGGCCTCGCCGCCGGCACCGTGACGTCCCACTGGTGATGCGAAAGCACCTCGACGGTACCCCGCTTCCCGCACCGCCGGCGGGCAGCGTCGCGACCGAAGTCCGGCTCTTCACCTTCGGCGACAACCCGACCGAAAAGGGCGTTTTCGTCCTCACGCCGGAGGACGCGAAAGCGACCTATGAAGCGTGGAAGGCACGCGGCACCGACCTCTCGTGGGACTACTCGCACGACGAGGCAAATCCGATCGCCACCGGCCCGCGCATGGCCGCGGCTTGGTGCAAGCTCGAGGTCCGTCCCGACGGCCTATGGGCGACAAACATCCAGTGGACCGACCGCGCGCTGAAGCTCTTGGCGTCGCGTGAATATCGCTATTTTTCGCCGTTCTTCGACCACGACGAAGACGGCCACATCAGCAACATCATCAACGTCGCGTTGACCAACATTCCAGCAACGCACGGCATCGCGCCGATCGCTGCGAGCGCGAAGTCGAAGACCAAGACGAAGACGACCTCCGCGTGGGGTCGTCTCTGCGAAGTGCCTCGGGCCAAACGCCCCCAAACGCTGGGGGCTCCTGCCCCTTCGAGGAAAAAGACCATGGGAAAATCGAAGGCCGAAGCACTGGCCGAACTCAACGCGACGATGGCCGAATGCAAGGCCGCGATCAAAGTGCTTGCCGGGATCAGCGACGGCGACGGCGCCGAAGGCGTTCCCGCCCGCGGCAAGGTCGACGCGGGCGACGACAGCGATAGCTCGCTCGACGCGGGCGACGACAGCGACACGTCCAGCGCGCTGGACGGCGACACCGATCTCGACGCGGGCGACGACAGCGATAGCGCTGACGCCGGCGACGACAGCGACAGCGCCGGCGTGCCCCCGCAGTTCACCAAAAAGGCGAAGGCCGCCAAGACCAGCAAGGCCAGCCGTCTTTCGCTCGCCGATCTCGTCGCCGACGTTCTGCCGTCGGATCCTACCGCGGCGAAGGCCGAGCTACTCGCCATGATGCACGCACGCGATCGCGTCGCTGCTCTCTCGGCAAAGGTCGGGGCGCTGGAGTCGGAGCAGCGCAAGACCCGCGTCGCTCAGCTGCTCTCGCAGGCGAAGCGCGACCGCAAGATCAGCCCGGCGATGGCCGGGATGGAGCGCCACCTCATCAAGATCGGCATGCGCGACCCGAGCGAGCTTCGCGAGATCCTCGCGACCATGCCCGCGCTGGTCACCACGTCAGCCGGTCAGACCCGCGCGGCCGAAGGCACCGGCAGCGCGCAAACCCTGTCCAATCTCGAGCGCAAGATCGCGCTCGCAACCGGAATCGCGCCCGAGGAATTCCTGAAGCAGAAGGCTTACCTCGCCGCCAACCCACCGCCTGCGCACGCGTCGCAGAGCGAGGAGGAGTTACATGGCCGCTCTTACGATCGAACGCACCGTCCTGAAGATGGGCGAACGGGTCATCCCCGATCTGATGTTCATGCCCCTCGCCGCCGCGACCAAAGTCTTTGCCGGGTCGATGGTCTCGCTGAACGCCCTCGGCTACCTGGTGCCGTCCAGCACCGCGCTCGGGCTCACCCCGATCGGCCGCGCCGAGAAGACCGTCGACAACACGGTCGGAGTCGCCGCAAACGGGACGCTCTCTGTCGAAGTTCGACAGGGCGTTTTCAAGCTGCACAACTCGGCGAGCGTCGACCTCATCGCGCAGATCAACATTGGCCAAGACTGCTTTCTGGTGGACGACAACACCGTCGCGCTGACCAGCGCCGTCAACACTCGCTCTCGTGCGGGCCGCATCTATCAGGTCGACGCTGACGGCAGCGTCTGGGTGCTCCTCGGCATGGTCGGTCAGGCATCGCCCGGCGGGCCCTTCGCGTCGCAGGATATCAAGCTCCCGATCTCGTTCGCCACGGCGGACGCGGCGGCGCTCTACACCGTCCCCGCCGGGCAGCGCCTGCGCGTGAACCGCGTGTGGTGGGAGGTCGTGGTCGGCTTCTCCGGCGGCACCGCAAGCGCCATCGGTGTGAGCACCACGGACGTGCTCTACAACACCAAGGGCGACATCCTCGGCGCCGCTGCCGGCGACGTCGCGGCCACGCTCGTCCCTGGACTCCAGGGCGGAACGCTTGGCGCAAAGTTCGCCGCTAACGCCGTCGTGGTTCTCGTCGCTGGCGACGTGATCCGGTTCGACCGAATCGCTAGCGCATACACCGCCGGCACGGGCTTCGTGCACGTCTCGCTCGAGGCTGTCTTAGCAGCCTGAATACCCGGCCGATCCTCTGACGGCCATCACGCCCGGCGAATAGCCGAGGCGCTCACAGATCAACATCGGCTGCCCCTCCGGACGGGGCGGCCTGGACGCGTTTTGTCCGCACGAAAGCCCTAAAATGGAAATCACTCCCGCGTCCCTCCAAGGGATGTTCACGTCGTTTTCGGTGCAGTACCAGACCGGCTACACCATGGCTCAGCCGTGGTGGGATCAGATGGCGACGCTCGTCCCGAGCACCGCCGAGCTGAATACCTACGGCTGGATGGCGAAGCTCCCTCGCCTGCGCAAGTGGGTCGGCGAGCGCGTCCTGACCAACGTGGCCGCACACGCGTACTCGCTGATCAACGATGACTATGAGCTGACCGCCGAAGTACCGCGAAACAAGATCCAGGACGACAGCTATGGCGTCTATGGACCGATCCTCGCGGACATCGGCATGAGCGCAAAGAAGTGGCCGGACGATCTTCTCTACGCGGTACTCCGCGCGGGCCAGACGACCCCCTGTTTCGACGGCCAGAACTTTTTCGATCCGTCGCATCCGATCGACATGAACAACACGGATCTCGGCACCTACGCGAACTACACCGCGTCGGGTCTGCCGCTGACCCCGGACAACTACCAGCTTGCCCGCACGCGAATGATGGCGTTCAAGGGCGAAGACAACAAGGAGATGGGGATCATCCCCGATTTGCTCGTCGTGCCGCCGCAGCTGGAGTCGATCGGCAAGCTGATCCTCTTCGCCGATCTGATCGCAGCGTCGCCTCTCGCGGGCGTCGCATCGGTCGGAGGTCAGACCAACATCTTCAAGGGCAGCGCGAAGCTCCTTGTCGTGCCGGAGCTGTCGATCGATCCGGGCACTTGGTACCTGCTCTGCACCAGCCGGCCGATCAAGCCGTTCGTCTTCCAGCAGAGGCAGGCGCCGATCTTTCAGGCGTTCCAGTCGCCCAACGACCTGAGCGTCTTCTTTCGGAAGAAGTTCGTTTACGGCGTCGATGCTCGAGGCGCGGCCGGCTACACGCTGCCCTTCCTCGCGTACAAGGCTGCCGCCTGATGACGCGGGTTTCGGTGAAGTCCCGCACGGGGCGTCAGCGCCTTCGTGCGGGCTTCGCGTGGAGCGAGCAGTGGAAGGCCGCCGACGTCACCGACGAGCAGCTAGCAGAGCTAAAGGCCGACGAGCATCTCGACGTGCGGCCCGCTCGGCCGGAGGACGTGGAGCTCCCGATCGCATCGACGCTGCAAGAGGCGAATACACAGATCGAGAAGCTGAGGGCGCAAGTCGTATCGCTCCTCCAGCAGCTCGACGAGGTGACCGCGGCGGCGTCGTCTCAGTCCGCTCCGGCGCCCGCTGTGGAGCCGAAGCCGGCCCCGGCGCCGGTCCCGCAGCCGCAGCAGCACGCGCAGCACGACAACCAGCGACGAGGGCGATAAACGATGGCCTACGCGACTTCACTGGACCTTGCTTCGAACGGTCTGCCTGACGCCGCGTTGCTCGCGTTCACCTCGACGCAGATCACGGCGGCGCTGGCGAACGCAAGCGACGAGGCGGACAGCTACCTCCGCGCGCGCTACCAGCTGCCGCTCGTGACGTGGGGCGCGGACATCACGAGCAAGGTCTGCCAGATCGCCGCGTGGCACTTGCTCTGCACCAAGGGCTTCAACCCCGAGAGCGGGTCCGACATCGCCGTGCGCACCCGCTACACCGATGCCGTCTCCTGGTTCCGCGACGTCTCGAAGCGCATCACGCACGCGAACGTGACGCCGCTGTCGGACACCGTCACCGGCCTGCCGCAGACGAACGGCAACCTGCTCCGCGGCTGGTGACGCCATGCTCTCCGGCGACATCTCGAAGGTCCGGCAGATCGTCGCCCAGCTGAAGAAGGCGGGCGCGCTCGCGGCCACGGCGCTGCCGCACAACCTCGGCGCGGAGCTTCTCACGCAAGCGCAGCTCGGCTTTCGCATGAGCACCGCGCCCGACGGAACGCCGTGGGCGCCGCTGAAGTTTAGAGCCGGCAAGCCGCTGCTCGACACCGGCTCGCACCTGTACGGCTCGCTCCACATCGCCCGAGCAGACCCGAGCGCCATCACCCTCGCGCTCGGCTTCGCATACGCGGGCGTGCACCAGTACGGCGCCACCATCCGCGCGAAGAAGGCGAAGTCGCTTGCCTTCAAGCCGCGCGGCGGAAAGCTGATGTTCGCGAAGCAGGTCACCGTCCCGGCGCGCCCGATGCTGCCCGTCGGCACGCTGCCCGAGCGCTGGGCGGTCGCCCTCGTCGCGACGGCAGAAGAAGTACTCCGCAAGGCGTTCGCCTTCGCCGCCGCCGCTGAATAGCGACCGATAGCGGGGGCGCACTCGCTACCCGGCTGCCTCTCACGACGAGGCGGCAAGGGCGCGTTTTGTCCGAGGACCAATGGCCACCCAAATCCCTCCGGTCATTGACCAGATCCTCGACGCCGTCTTCCAGAACGAGCTGGCCGATCTCATCCCCGGTTCGCCCGGGCTGACGACCTCCTACAGCGCGCTAGGTCTGCAAGCGAACGGCGCGCCGCCGCGCATCGTCATATTTCCCACGACGGGGCGCTTCGAGGCCGCGTCCTCTCCCGGCGGCATTACGCGATTCGCGGCGACCGGCAATCCGCGCCTCGGCTTCGCGGATACGCCGCGCGTGCTTCGGCTCATGTTCCTCACGCTCGAGGCGCATTGCTGGGGCACCGACCGCGCGAACGCAGAGACGCTCATGCAGCGCCTGATCCGCGGTTTCTACAACCAAGCGCATCAATCTTTCGAGCCCACCGGCCTGCAATGGGTGACGCAACAGCGGCCCGATTGGCTCAACCGCGGCGAGCTCGTCGTCGTCACTCTCGAAGTTCAAATCCCCATCACGGACAAGGCTGCGACCGCCACCAAGATCGCCGCTGTTCCGTTTGACCAGACTGGTGCGTCCCCCACGGGCGGCATCCTCACAGCCGGAGAACCGTAAATGTTCGACGCCGACAAATCCGTCCCGAAGACGCTCGCCCCGCCCCCCGCCGCAATGAAGTCCGCGGCGGACTGGCGCGCCCTCAAAAAGACGCACGATATGTTTTACGGCGCGGCCGAAGTGCTGAGCGGTTTCCGCAGCAACTCGATGCTCTCCGAAGCCGACTACGACGCCGCGATCAAAGCGGCTGCTGAGCTGGAGATCCGCTTATGGCCATCCCGAACGTAGTCGTCACCGTCACCGACGGCGCACTCGGTCTGCAAGCGCTCGCGTCCCCCGGCGCGAGCGCGAAGATCGGCGTCAGCGCGGGCGGCGTCGTGAACACCGTCTACAGCTTCAACGACATCGTGACCGCGACCGCGACGCTCGTGAGCGGCCCGCTGCTCGAGGCTGTCGCGCACCAGCTCGCCATCGCCGGCGGTCCCGTGCTGTGCGTGCCCGTCACGGCGAGCAACCCAGGCTACACGGCGTTCGGGCGGTTCTTCATCACCGGCAGCGGCACCGGCACCATCGCCGTATCGGCTTTGGGAGTGGCTGTGACCGATCTCTTCCAGGTCAAGATCATCCTGGGCGGCGCGGTCGCGACGGCAACCTTCCAGTTCTCGATGGATGGCGGCGTCACCTTTTCCACTACCATCACGACGGCGGCGAGCGTGGTGCTCACTGGAGCAGGCGCGGGCATCACCCTGACGTTCGTGGGCACCTACGTCACCAACGACGTCTACGCCTCGACCTTCGCGTTCGCCGGGTCCGGCACCGGCATCGTCGGTCGCACCGGCACCCCCAGCGATACGTTCAGCGCGCTGATCAAGGTCACGCTCGGCGGCGTGCTCGGCGCGTCGCAGTTCCAGTACTCGCTCGACGGCGGCGACACCTATTCGCAGGTGCTGGCGACCACGGCGACCTACGCGATCCCGAACAGCGGGCTCACGCTCACCTTCAGCGCCAGCGGCAGCTTCACCGGCGGCGACGTCTACAGCGCAACGGCCATCGGCCCGAGCTTCGCCCTCGGCGATCTTGCGACCGCATCCACGAACCTCATCTCCGACGTTCGCCCCTGGAACTGGCTCCACATCGTCGGCACCGCGACCGGCGTCGGCGCCACCGCCGTCACCAATTTCTCTGCACTCGAAGCGGGCGTGAACACCACGATCACCGGCGCGATCACGAACGGGCGATTCACCTTCGCGCTGCTCGAGATGCCTGACGTGACGGACGCGCAGGCGTTCGTCGACACCACGACCAGCACGCGACTCATGACGGCGCTTGGCTACACGGAGCTGGTCAGCCAGGTCACCGGCCGCATCAGCAAGCGGTCGCAAGCGTGGTCGGTCTCGGCCCGCATGGCGAAGACCACCGTCGCTCGCGACCCCGGCGCCGTCATCGACGGATCGCTGCCCGGCATCACGGCCTCGGTCGACCAGCCTCTCGGCCTCTGGCGCGACGAGAACGCATCCCCCGGCGGCGACGCTGCGGGCTTCGTCACGCTGCGCAAGTACGCAGGCGGGCCCAACGGCTACTACGTCACCACGGGCCGGATGCGCGCCGCAGCGGGTAGCGATTACGTCTACGTGTCCAACCGGCGCGTGATGGATCTCGCGTGCGCGATCGCTCGTCCCGCGCTCACGAAGTACATCAACTCGAACGTCCGCGTGGACCCCGTCACCGGGTTCATCGACCCGCGCGACGCGAACAATATTGAGGCCGACATCAACGGCCAGCTTCGCTCCGCGCTCATCTCGCCGCAGCCGCAGCAAGCCTCGGATGTGACCGTGGTCGTAAACCGCGCCGCGAACATTCTCTCGACCGGGATCCTGCCCGTGTCGGTGCGCGTGACGCCGCTCGGATACGTCCGGCAGCTCACGCTCGAGATCGGCTTCTTCAATCCCGCTCTGGTCGCAAAAGCAGCCTGATTCCCCTTCCACCGAGCGCGCTGCCCTTACCGGCTGACCAGCGCGCCGACCCCGCGGCCTCTCCGGACGAGGCCGCGCGGGGACCGATCCGTCCGCGACCACGAGGCGTTCGCATGGCAATCATTTACCCGCTGATCAACGGCGTTGCTCACGACTGGAGCAGCTGTGAGATCAGCATCAACAACGACATCGTCCTCGGCATCAAAGAGATTTCTTACAGCGACTCTCTCGAGCCCGGCGAAGTGCGCGGCACCCACGCGCAGCGGCTCGCGCGTACCCGCGGCACGTACAAGTGCGAGGCCTCGATCGAGCTGTATCTCGAGCAAGCAAACGCCTTCCTGGCGAAGCTCGGGACCGGCTTCTACGAGACCGAATTCAACATTGTCGTGAACTTTCAGGACACCGGCGTGAGCCTGATCAAGGACACGATCTACAACTGCAAGCTGAAGAAGATCGAGAAGGGCGGCGGAGGCAGCGATGCCATCACGCGCAAGTTCGATCTCGACCCCACGTACCTCATCCTCAACGACCAGTTCCCGCTCAAGAAAATGCTGAAGTGACATGACCATCGACGACATCACGCTGGCCGATCTGAAGGCAAAGCACGGCGAGATCTGGACCCTGTCTTTCGACGTGGGCGACGTCGCGATCCGCGCGCCGAACCAGGGCGAAATCCAGTGCTTCCAGGACGGGCTTCTGGGCGACACGAAGCTGAACAAACGCCAGGCGACGGAGCAGCTCGCGCGCGCCGTCGTGGTGCATCCGTCCGCGGATGACTTCGGCGCGATGCTCACAAAGCGCTTCGGCATCCTGCTCCGCATCGGCGGCGCAGCGTCGGCGATCGCCAGCTCCGAAGAGTCGAAGGACGCAAAAAAAGCCTAAGCCTCTACGAGCGCGCGAAGGGGAATCGGTACCTCGCCGCCGAGTGCGTGCTGTCCGCGCTCGGGTCGCGCAAGAGCGTGCGCTCGATGGCGGGCGCGCTCCTGCTCGTCGAGGCCATCGGCTGTCTCATGACCATCCGCGACGCCCACACGAAACGCTAACCCATGTCCTCCGCCGTCGAGTTCATGCTGTCCCTGATCGACAAGGTGAGCGGCCCCGCGTCCGCCGCTGCCTCGTCGCTGGGGCACACGGCGACGGCGCTCGACAAGATCAAGGGATCGACCACGGCGGCCGACAAGGTCATCGGCAACGCGGGCGGCAGCCTGGGCGATCTCGGCAAGGGCGGCACCGAGGCGACGTCTGGGCTTGGCGGCGTCGTCGAGTCTCTCGGCGGCATGGGCCGCGTCGGAGGCATCGCATCGGCTGCTGTGGCCGCCGTAGGCGCCGCGCTGGTGTACGCCGGCACCAAGGCGGCCATGTTCGCGGCCGAGATGCAGAACTTCCGCGAAGACACCGAGTTCGCGCTCGCGGCCACGCTCGGCACCGCCGACAAGGCGCACGGCGTATTCGAGCTTTCGCGCGGCATCGCGAACCAAATCGGCGGCGACATCTCGCAGGTAGCGACGCAGATGACGGAGTTCATGCGCGTCGGCATGTCGTCGAAGGGCGCGGAGGATCTCGTCAAGACCTTCGCCGATCTCGCGGCCATCAACCCGGGCGCGAACATCGAGACCTTCAGCGCGAAGGTTCGCATGATGCAGGCCGACGGCTTCGCGTCGATGCGCTTCGTGAAGGAGCTCGAGCGCTCCGGCATCAACAAGAAGTCCTTCCTCACCAACATCGCGGGTCAGACCGGCAAGACCGTCGCGGGCGCAGAAGCCGCGCTGAAGGCCGGCACCATCACGGCCGATGTCGCGACCAAGGCGCTCGAGGCCACCGTCTTCGATCTCGGCGGGAAGAAGGGCCTCGGCTCGGTCGCCGAAAAGTTCGCGACGACGACCATCACGGGCCGACTGCAAGCGCTGCGCGGCCAGGTGAGCAATCTCTTCCTCGGTCTCGAGACAGGCCCTGCCAGCGAAGCGATCGGCCGCATGATCGGGATGCTGACCGACCTGCTCGATCCGTCGACGACCGGAGGACGCGCGACGCTTGAGGTCCTTCAGATGCTCGCCGACGCGGCCAACGATCTGACATCCGCGATCTCTAACCCTGATGAGATCGGCTCCTTCCTGACCACGATGACCTTCGGGCTAAAGGCTGTATTGCCTTTGCTCAAGGCTCTCGGCGGCGGCTTCTTCACCGGCCTCGGCGCGGCCATCGGGCCGATCGCATCGGGCATCATGACGATGGTCGAGGCCATCTCCGGCACGAGCGGCAGCACCGAGACGCTCCAGCTTCTCGGGCAAGCGATCGGCTTCACCGTCGCCGCGATCGCTATCGGCGTCGCTGCGGTCGGCGTCGCGCTCGCGCTGCTTCCGGTGCTGGCTTACAGCATCGTCGAGCCGTGGATCGGCGCGCTCTCGGCGCTGACGTCGGCCTTCGACAGCATCGTCAGCGGCGCCCGAGAGGCCGGCACCAACATCATCCACGGCCTAGCCGAAGGCATCACCGCCGGCACTGACATGCTGAAGTCTGTCGTCGAAGGCATGGGCGAGTCGATCGTCTCGACGCTGAAGCGCGTCCTCAAGATCGCGTCGCCGTCGAAGGTCATGGAATCGCTCGGCGGCTACACCGCGGAGGGCTTCGCCATCGGCATCGACGGCGGCATCGGCGGCGTTCGCTCCAGCGCGCAGAGCATGGCCGCGGAGCCAACGAACGTGAGCCCTGGCGGTGGCGGTGGGCGCAGCGGCGGGAGCTACTCGATGACCGCGAACATCACCGTGAACAGCGGCGCGTCGAGCGACTCCGCGCAGCTCGTGGCCGAGACCGTGCGCGCCGAGATCTCGCGCTTCTGGGAAGAGATCTCGATCTCCACCGGAGCGCTCGCACCCGTATGAGCGAACCCACAAATCCGTTTTGGGAAGACGAACCCGAAGTCTGGGACCGCGTCATCCTCGGCCCGTTCATCTTGCCCGGCGTAGTCGACGTTCACGAGCCCATGCTCGAGGAGGTCGTCGATGTGAAAAAGCCGACCGGCGGCAGCGGCGCCGTCGTCACCTTCCTTGGCCCGGCGCCGGTGTCTTTCGACATCGTGATGACGCTGTACAATGCGGCGCACTGGGAGGACTTCAAGATCATCGCGCCGCAGCTTCGTCCGCTGGCCGGCAAGGGCGCGCGCAAGGCTTACGGCATCATCCACCCGAAGATCAACGTGTGGGGCGTGACGTCGGTCTTGCTCGTGAAAATGAAGGGCCCGCAGCAAGGCAGCGTGAAAGGCACCTACCAGGTGACGCTCTCGTGCCTCGAGTTCACGGCGCTCCCGAAGACTTCGATCGTCACGCCGAAGAAGGCGGACCCGGTCGGAAACCTCTACTTCAACTCCACGAACGGGCGAGTGCCGAGCGCCGCCACTACTGCCGGTTCGGATGCGGGCGCGGCCATCGCGCCGAGCGCTGATCCCGGTCAATCGGCACCGTGAATGCTCGTCACCGCACAGGGCTTCAACGCCATCACGACCCGCATCGAGATCCCGCGCGTCGGGGCTTGGTTCGCCTTCCTCTCGCTCGACGCGCCCGACACGCTGCTCTTCGGTAGCGGCGTCTCGATCATCGCGGGCGCCATCACCTTCACCGGGACGCGCTACCGCGGCGGCGGCGCGAACAGCCGCATCAACGTCGTGATCGCCGGCGGCAAGGGCAAGCTCGGCACCGCGCTCGTGCCGCGCGGCTACGTGAACGTCAGCATCGGCGCCGTGCTGGCCGACATCGCCAACGACAGCGGCGAAGCTCTCACGGCGAACCTCGACCCTGTGCTCATGGCCACCGTGCTGCCGCGCTGGACGCGAATGCGTGGCACCGCGGGCGCAGCCCTCACGTCCCTCGGCGAATCGGTCGGCGCGAGCTGGAGGACGCAGCCAGACGGCACCATCCGCTTCGGCGTCGAGACGTGGCCGGCCAGCACCATCACCTACACGCTGATCACGAAGGTCTCGCGCGACCGCAAGCTCGAGATCGACGCGCCCGGGCTCGACCTTCTGCCGGGGACGATGCTCGGCATCCGCAGCATCTCGCGCGTCGTCCACATCGTCGACGACACGATCGCACGGACCTATGCCTACTACGACTGATCGCGCGAAGGAGGGCATGGATGCGTACATCGACAGGCGCCTCGCGCCGCTCGATTACCTCGCGCTCTACCCGGCGAAGATCATCGCTCAGAACGCGGACGGCTCGCTGGAGCTCCGGCCCGACGATGCTCGCGTGCCCGACCTGTCGAGCGTGCCGATCCGTCTCGGCCTGCCTGGCGTGTCGGTCACCGTCGCTCCCGGATCGCGCGTCCTCATCGGCTTCGAGAACGGCAAGCCGAGCGCCCCCGTCGCGACCATCTGGGATGCGTCCACGCTGAAGACAATCACGATCACGGCGAGCGCCACGGTCAGCGTCATCGCGCCGAGCATCCTCCTCGGTGACGCGGCCGGATCGCAGTATGGCGTCGCGCGCGTTGGCGACCCTGTCGACATCCTCTTCCCGCCGCTCTGCCCGGTGACGGGCACGCTCAACGGCGCGCCCTTCGCGGGCGTCGTGACCTTCGCTACGTCGGGCATCGGCATCATCGCCGCCGGCTCGACAGAGACCTACTCGACGTGAGCCAGGTCACCTACGTGGGCGGCGGATCGCTCGGCGACTACTTCCCGCTGCTCGCGCAGATCACGCTGCAAGCGAACCTCATACTGGGTCCGCTTCTGCTCGACGCGAAAGCGAAGCTGAAGGCCGCGCTCTCGCTCACGATCTCGAAGCCGGCGATCGTGATCGCGGCGAAGGTGGCCGCGGCGTTCGCCGTCGTCCCGCCCGGCATCGTCATCAGCGCGAAGCTCATCGCGGCGCTCAACGCCCGGCTGAAGCTCCTCAACGGGCTGCTGACGATCGCCCTCAACGTCAAGGCGATCGTGCCGTCCGCGGGCTTCCACGTCGCGACCTACACGGGGCCGCTGGCGCAGATCGGTAGCACCATCGCCGACGGCAGCATCATCGCGAACGGAGGCGGATTCCCGCTGGCCGGCGCGAACGTCTTCGCCGTCGTGCTGCTGGTCGACGCCAACAACGGCGGCACCGTGACGGCGATCAAGACCGTGCTCGGCATGTGATGCCCGTCTTCTCGTACTTCATCGGCGGGACACTCTCGACGATCTTCCCGCTGCTCGTCGGGCTGAACGCTTCGATCCTCCTCGCCATTCCCAGCATCGTCGCCGAGCTGACGGCGAAGATCGGCGCGCTGGTCGACGTGAAGGTTCGGCTTCCCGCCATCGCTGTCAGCGCCGCGCTCTTGCTCGGCATCGGCATCGCGCTGCCATCGGTCTCGTTCGTCTTCGCCGTCGATCTGATCGTGCTGCTCAACGTGCGCATCGGCATTCTGAACGCCCTCATCACGCTGGCTGCGAAGGTCGCGCTCCTGCTCCCGAACGCGGGCATGCAGGTCGCCACCTACTCCGGGCTGCTGACGTCGCTCGGGCCTTCGC